CAACACAGGAAGACTTTGAAAGATTTAAACACATGTGATGGGCGGATAAAACCGCCCGTTTTTATTTGTATAGTGAAGGGAGGTTTGTCATGGCAAGGGGAAATATCAAAGGAATCACGTTTGAAATTGGCGGAGATACGACGAAGCTTAGTAAGGCACTTTCGGGTGTTGATAGCCAACTAAAAACCACGCAAAGCAACCTCCGCGACGTAGAGCGTGCATTAAAAATGGACCCGGGAAACAGCGACCTCCTAAAACAGAAGCAGCGCTTACTTGGGGAAGAGATAGGAAAGACAAAGGAAAAGCTTGAAATCTTAAAACAGGCTGATAAAACTGCAAAACAGCAGCTTGCAAATGGTAAAATCGGAAAAGATGATTACGAGGCTCTGCAACGAGAAATCGTAAAAACAGAAGCGAGTCTAAAATCATATGAAGAGCAGCTAAAGAACATTCCCGGAACTCTTGATAAAATCGGTGAAAAGATGGACAAGGCCGGGAAGAAGATGACAGACGTTGGTGAAGGACTTACGAAGGGGGTAACAGCTCCTATTGTGGCAGTCGGTGCCGCGAGTGCGGTTGCTTTTAACGAGGTTGATGGGGCGCTTGATACCATCATCATGAAAACTGGTGCGACTGGTGATGCGGTAGATGATATGAACAATGTTTTTCACGAAGTCTACACGTCTATGCCCGTGGATGCTCAGAATGTAGGGGATGCCATCGGGGAATTAAACACACAGTTTAATCTTACCGGGGATGCCTTGCAGGATACAACGGAACACATGCTGATGTTTGCAGAGATAAATAATTCTGATGTCACAAAATCAACGCAAGGAGCTAAAGGGGCAATTGAAGCTTACGGACTTACTGCAAAAGACCTAAATTCAGTCCTAGACGCAGTGACTTCAACAAGCCAAAAAACAGGCGTTTCCACTGATGATCTATTTAACAGTGTTATTAAGGGCGCGCCATCACTAAAAGAAATGGGACTGAATTTTGCTGAATCAACGCAGCTCATTGGACAGTTTGAACAATCCGGTATTGATGCAGATAAAGCGATTGGCTATCTGTCAAAAGCACAAGTTAATTTTGCGAAGGACGGCAAGACCATGCAACAGGGGCTTTCCGACCTGCAAGTCACTCTATCTGGAAACGCAAGCGAAACAGACAAACTGACGGCAGCAGCAGAAGTGTTCGGAACAAAAGGTGCTGTTTTTATGCTTGACGCGATTGAAAGAGGACAGCTTGATTTTTCGGGACTTGCTGATGCGGCAAGTAATGCAAGCGGAACTGTTGCGAATACGTTTGAGGGCACACTTGATCCGATTGATAAGGCAAAAGTCGCGATGAACAACCTGAAAGATACGGGAGCTGAGCTGTTTGCAACAATACAGGAAGTTGCCACTCCGGTTCTGGAGGGAGTTGTTGATAAACTTAAACAATTCAACGAATGGTTTCAGCAACTGAATCCCGAAACAAAGGAAATGATTGTTAAAATCGGAATGTTTGCTGCTATACTCGGGCCAGCGCTTATTGTGCTTGGTAAAGTGGCGAGCGGTATCAATGCAGTTATTGGAGTAGTAAAGGGCGTAGGTGGAGCACTTAGTTTTTTGAGTGCTGGGCCTATTGGCCTTATTATTCTTGCGATTGGTGCGGTTATTGCTATTGGTGTGCTACTCTACAAAAATTGGGATAAAATCAAAGAAGCTGCCGGGATATTGGGTGGCTGGATAAAAGAGAAGTGGAGTGCAATTAAGGAGCATACGCAAGCCACGTGGAACAAAGTTAAAGATATCATCGGAGGTGCGATAAAAAAAGCGTCGGACGGAGTAAAGAACGAGCTTTCTAATATGAAAAAGACCTTTGATGAAAAAGGCGGCGGGATAAAAGGTGTTGCCGCTGCGGTCATGACATCTGTAAATGACAGGTGGAAAACCGGATTCGCGGCGCTGAATAAATTAAGCGGCGGTAAGCTTGGAGAATTGGCATCAAGTTTCAAGTCAAAATTTGATGATATCAAATCCAAGGCAGGCGGCATGATGGACAATGTAAAAGATAGTATCCGCAACGGAATCGATAGAATCAAAAGCTTTTTCAATTTCAACTGGTCACTCCCGCGGATAAAGATGCCACACTTTAACATATCCGGTTCTTTTAGCTTAAATCCTCCATCAATCCCGCGTTTTAGTGTTGACTGGTACGATAAAGGCGGTATTTTCTCCGGTCCATCTGTAATCGGTGTCGGTGAGAAAAGACCGGAATTCGTTGGTGCACTGGATGACCTCCGGGCAATCGTGCGTGAAGAATCCGCAGGAGCGGTAAACGGGCAGATGGTTGAACTCATGCAGCAGATGCTTGAAATCATGGGCAGCACATTACCACAGATTGCACAGAAACCGCCGATTACACTTGATGGCCGGGAGATAACGAATAATACCGAAAATCGAATATCGCAGCGTCGTATATCAAGCGGACGGGCACGAGGTGAAGTTTATGTATGATATCAGTTATAATGGGATTTCAGGGGTGGAATGTGGCGTAAGAGTGATAGAGCGCCCGTCCATTCCTGCCGCAATAAAACGTGTGACAGAAATTGAAATACCGGGCAGGGATGGAACACTACTTGAAGGTGATGGAACCTATGAAGACATAGAAATATCAGTCAAACTGAACTATATGACGCAAAGAGAGCTTTGGATGCGGGCATATCGGGATGTCCGGCGCTGGCTACTATCAGCCGGAAACGGGGAACTCCAATTTTCGGATGACTTGGATTATTTCTACAAAGTGAAGCATGTGGAGGTTGGAGAGGGAAGTCGCGCATCAAAATGTATCGGGGTGCTTGCTCCGGTTTTTTTGTGCGAACCCTTTAATTATCTGGTGTCAGGTAAGTATGAACATGACATAGAGGAAGTCTTGTACAATCCATACCACGCCGCGCATCCAATCTATAAAATAACAGGCGAGGGAGTATGCACCCTGACAGTAAACGGTAAAACAATGACCGCAAATGTAGGGCAAAACCTCACGATTGATACGGAGTTAATGCTTGTGTATAGAGAAGATAGCGTTGCCATGAATACCGCTGTGTCAGGAGATTATCAAGATTTATACTTGCGCAGCGGTGAAAATGAAATATCCGTATCATCGGGTTTTGATGTGAAGATAACCCCGAATTGGAGGTGTTTATGATACAAATATATAGGCAAACTCAAGAATACGGACTTTTGACAAATGAATTGTATGTATATGGCAACACGACATCATACGGAATAGCCTGCAATATCGTTAAAGGTATTGATAACACGAGCGTTAGTCTCTCCGGTACATGTACAGTCGGCGCAGGTAATCGGCTGGCCATTACCTTGACTGATATATGGGATGCGAAAACATACGGTACTAAATTTAAGATCACGTCATCTGTTGCCAGCAACCGGGAAAAGGCATATCTCGGACTGAGGTATACTCTGGATGGAGAATATAAATATCAAACATTTAATGACGGGGAAACCGAGCATGAATTTGTCCTTCCTAAGGGCGCAACGGAAATAAGGCTATACTGCTATATCAGTAATCAAAAGACGGTTAGTCAGGTGTCGACAATCAAAATATACCACATGGAAGACATACCTGATGAAAGCGGAGATTTTGACTTTAATGGCGATATGACAATATTCCCAATATCTTGCGTGATGCGAGCTAAACTAAATGACGTGTGGGAGTTGGAGTTTAAGCATCCGCTTGATGCTGAAGACAGATGGAAGTACATTGAAAATGGGGCAATTATCAAGGCTCCATCCTTCAACGGAGATCAGTTATTCCGAATAAAAAAATCAAACAAGACAGACAGCGGCATAACCGCAACAGCAGAGCCAATTTTTATGGATGCGCTGGATGATTGCTTTCTGGTGGATGTCAGGCCGACCGATAAAACCGGGCAGGAAGCTCTTGATATCATGACCGCCCCAAATAGCAAATACAGCGGGCAATCAGATATCACAAGGGTATCAACCGCTTACTATCAGACAAAAAACCTAATCGAAGCAATAAACGGAGCGGATGACAACTCCTTCGTCAATCGGTGGGGTGGCGAAATCCTGTTCGATAATTTTAAAGTCATCATCAATGGCCGTATCGGCGGTGATTACGGCGTTCAGGTGTTGTACGGAAAAAACATTAAAAAGAACGGCGTGCAGGAGGATATTGACGACAGGGATGTTGTAACGCGGATAGTACCAAAGTCATATAACGGCTATATGCTTGATGGAGTAGAGCCGTGGGTAGATAGCCCGATTATCGGCAAATATCCTACAGTGCATACAAGGGTGATTGTGTATGAGGGCGTAAAGCTTGCCGAGGATGCGAGCGAGGATGACGAAGAAAACGGAATCATTGTTTGCGATACGCTGGAAGAACTCCGGCAAGCCCTGATCGAAAAATGCGAAGAAGAGTTTGAAGGCGGAATTGATAAGCCGAAAGTCTCACTATCAGTTGATATGGTGCTTTTGCAGAACACGCAGGAATATGCGAATTATCAAATGTTGGAATCTGTGTCACTTGGTGATACGGTGCATTGTAAACACAGCAAGCTTGGAATTGAAGCGGATGCCCGTGTGATCGAATTGAATTATGATTGCATACTAAAAAAAGCAATATCTGTAAAACTTGGTGATTTTGCGTATAACTATTTTGATGATGTGCAAAGCACGGTATCAAGTCTTTCCAACAGGGTGGACGGCGCAATAAGGCCAGACAGCACGGTGATGGCTGATAAAGTGGCTGGTATCCTTGATGCAATCAAAACACAGTTGCGATATCAGAAAAATGTAGCGCAGCGACAGGATGTAAGGGCAATTCTCTTTGAGGACTTAGACCCAACAAGCCCGGTGTACGGAGCGCTTTCAATTGGAACGCAGGGTTTCCAGATTGCAGATTCCCGCACGACAGACGGAAAAGATTGGGACTGGAAAACTGCATTTACCGCAAAAGGCGGTTATGCAGACACGATGATACTCGGAGTACTGTCTGATCAATCGGGAAAGAGCTTTTGGGATTTGGTACGCGGTATTGTGCAGCTACAAGGGACGTTTCGGGCATATCGCGAGGATGGAAGTTACACGGAAATGAGCGCGGACGGCCTGCTGAATGTAAACGGCAGCACAAAGGAGGAATACCTATTTATGACATATACGGGAACTGTAACAATTACTGATTTTGATAATAATTCTTTTGAAGGTATAAAAACCATCACGCTCCCGACAAAATTTAAAGGGAAAAAAATCGTGTTCGTACCATCCACACAAGGGATCGTATTAAAAGGCGACCGCTTGAGTGATCCATATTACGGTGCATTATCTAAATTGGCAATGCGGCATACGGTAAACACGGCAAACAATACAGTGGAACTTACAGTGGAATGCAGGGCGTTTTACATTCAGCACGAGACGGCAGACGGTATTGTCTACCCGAATGAATACGGAACCCCAACATCGGTAACAGTGTCTTATATCGTAATTGCATAGGAGGCAAAATTGATAATCAGAAAAAAAATTGAGTTGAACATTGCGGACAGTGCGCCGCCGCCGCGCGTTACAGCGGTACAAGGGGACTCTGGCCGGGAATATGAATTCGTATTAATTGGAAATGGAAGGATTACTGTCCCAAATACCGCAAGCGCCCAAATTTATGTAGTAAAGCCGTCGGGTGCGAAGATATATAATGCCTGTACGATTGTTGACGGAAATGTTGTTGCAAAAACTACCACGCAGATGCTTGCAGAAGTCGGAAATATAAGTGCACAATTAGAAATTATTGACGGGGATGTGGTGAAATCGTTCCCGTTTTTGATTGAGGTGAAGAAAAGCATTGTTGACAACACAGCGCCAGAAAGCACGAATGAATTTACAGCCTTGACAGAGTTGTTAGCGCAGTCGAATGCAGCACTTGCGGATACACTGCAAGCAACCGATGATGCGAACGAAGCGGCGGAGGATGCAACTGCGGCAACAGGGTTGTGTATAACAGCCACAACCAACGCCAATACCGCAAAGGACGCAGCCAATACAGCGGCATCAAACGCAAATACAAAAGCCACAGCGGCGAACAACGCAGCGACCGCAGCCAATACCGCGGCGGGTGTGGCAAATACGGCAGCTACAAATGCAAATAATGCATATGTCAACTACCAAAACAATAACGCAGCATCAGCAGATAAATTAAAGACTGCACGGAATATAAATGGACAGCCCTTTGACGGACAGAGCGATATTAGCATGTTCGCGGTATGCGCTACAGCAGAAGCGACAGCAGCTAAAACGGTGAGCGTTTCCAATTTTGCGCTTGTGACCGGAAGCCTTGTGACGGTACTATTTACAAACGGAAATACAAATGCAGCGTCGACACTGAATGTAGCAGGGACGGGAGAAAAGGCGATCAATGCCGGTGGCGTGGCAATCGGAATCATCGGCACAGCACAAGTGCTGACACTCGTTTACACAGGAACCGCGTGGGAAGTTGTCGGGTATTTCGAGCGGGATACCGGCTGGATTACAATGCCACTTACTTCTGCATTCGCAAATTATGGATCCAACGCGGCAAGATACAGAAAAATTGGCAACAAAGTAATTTTAGAGGGCGACATATCTCCGGTCGCATTAATTGCGGCAAGCACAGTACCAACTGTATTTTTTACATTGCCGGCCGAGTTTTTGCCAAGCACGGCAAAATATGCTCTATTTGGCGGGAGTACTGTAAATCAATGGAAGCTTACAGTCTACGCGGGTGGCGGTGTTGGCGTGTCAAGTTATGGGGCAGCAACAAATATAGATATTCCGACTTCCGCGCGGTTACAATTTTACTTTGAATTTGCGATAGATTAGAGGTGAGAACATGAGCAATATCATAAGAGCGATATTTTGCACTGGTGAATATGAAGCCACCGCAGAACGCCCGGACGGAAAGCCGTTCTGGCAATGGGACTACGGGAAGATACTTGAGATACAAGGACTTAACCTACCGGTTGCGGTAGAGGTGCATTTTGTCATGTTGGGAAGCGGTGAAGATGCAGTCACTCGAATTGGAACCACAGTTGACAAGGTGACAAGAGTTGCCGTTCCTGAAAGATTTGCAGAACAACAGGGTACGCTGCTTGCGTATATCTACGTCTCTGACACACAGTCAGGACAGACAGAATACAAGATATCGACAAGGATAACCGCCCGGGCAAAGCCGGAAGCATGGGACAGACCGGAAGACGAAGAAATATGGCGACAAACAATTGAAGCGGTCAACGCAGCAGCAGGAAGGGCAGAAACCGCAGCGACAGACTCCAAAACATCCGCCCTGGAATCCGCGGCATCAGCCGGACAATCTTCATCCGCTGCGGGCTCTGCAGAAGGTGCGGCAAGTGCAGCGGCCGGATACGCAGCCGATGCCGAACAATCAAAAACAGCCGCAGGCAACATACTGACCGAAGTCACCAACAAGCAGACTGAAGTCAGCACGTCCGCTGACAAGGTATCAACAGACCGTGCGGAAGTAGAACGTCTGGCCACGCAGGTAACAACCGACAAAGAGCAGACAGGCAGCGATGCAACTAAGACGGCAGCGGACAGGGCGGCGGCAGAGAACGCGAAGACAGATGTATCGGCGCTGGTAGAAGGTTTTGACAGCCATGTTGCCACGAAGACGGGTGAAGCGACAACGACTATCACTACGGCACGTCAGGCGGCGGTGGATGTCGTACAGCAGCAGGGCGCGACCTCCGCACAGAAGGTTGTGACTGATACGGAAGCTTTTATCACGCAGAAGACAGATGCCGCGAAAACGGAGATTGAGACTGCGCGGGACGGTGTGGTGCAGTCAGTCAATACCGCAGGTGCAGCGCAGGTGCAGGCGGTGCAAACGGCAGGAGCAAGCTATCAGGCGCAGATTGCGGATTTACAGGCGCATATTGGATATACGGATGAAGATATTTATGGACTGGAAGTTGATTATGAAAACAAAACCTGTGCACGGATTGCTGGTGCCGTAGGCAAAACACCCGGTGCCGGATTTGACGCTTGTGCCTGCTTTGGTGGACGGAAGCGCTGTAATTTATCAGATGATGGCGTTGTAAATGCGTATTACGGACAAGCAGGATATATCGAAGACGGAACGAACGGACAGGTCATGGTGGAACAACCGAAGGTATATTACAAGGTTGTGCCGCTGAAATTAGAGCCACAGTCCGACGGAATCGGTTATCATTTGCGGAAGGCGAGGTATTACGTATCAGCTACACCAAAGCTCGGCTTTAAACTTCATCCGGCATTTTTTGACAGAAACAAGAAAGAAGTAAACAAAATATATCTGTCTGCTTATGAAGGAAGTATTTTTGATACATCAGAAAATGCTTACGTTCTTAATGATTCGCAGGTTATGGAGCACACAGTGGATAAATTCAGCAGTGTGGCAGGTGCAAAACCCACATCCGGTAAAACGCAGGATTTGACAAGACTGAAGATTGAACAGATGGCGCAAAACCGCGGAGCAGATTGGCATGGTGATTTAATCAAAGTTGAATCGCTGAATCAGTTGTTGATGATCGTTGAAATGGGAACTATGAATCTTCAGAGTGCTATTGCAAACGGTGTTGTTTCTGCACCAGATAATCCAAATACAGAAAACAATTCTATTGTTACTGGTGGTACTTCCAATCTTGGTAATAATACAGGCATGGCAGACGGTACAAACGGTTTAGTTTCCGTTACATATCGTGGAGTTGAAAACCCTTGGGGTAACATTTGGAAATTTGTCTATGGTGTCAATATTTGGGGCGATGGCACACTTGGCGGTGGTGTCCCTTACTATGCAACAGACTTCAACTTTGCAGAATCCAAAAGAACTGACAACTATGTCAGTGCAGGGT